GGGCGGGTGATAGCCCGGTCGGTGACCGCCCCGCCGCCGTAGGCATGGTCAGGGGCCGGGGCCGCCGGGGCTTCAGTAACGCGCACATACGGAACGAGCGCCAGCACTTGGCCGACGCTCACACCGTAGTGCCCGATGATCGAATCAGGCATCTAAATTTCCTCTATTCTTCCAGGAAGCCCAGCCGCACGCCGCGGTCTACCTCGGCGCGGGTGGTCTTGATCTGGTCACCCTTCCAGGCGGTGAACATGCGCACGCCGTCCCACACGGTGAAACTACCCTTCACCACCGTGGCCAGCACGCGGCCGCCAGCGTCCACCACGTTACCGGCCGGGGCTTCCTCCGGCTCAGTGTCCGCTGGGATCTGCGGCGGCAGTTCCTCGTCCTGGCGCTGTTCGATGATAGCGCCCGGCGCGCCTTCGGTCACCGGCTCAGCAGCGACCGCCAGGTCACCCTTCTGGGTGGCTTCAATAACCTTCGTGCCCTCCACGCCCAAGGGCGCACCCCCATCTGGGGATACGCCCTCGCTTGCGGGGGACACACCAGCAGCTGCAGCCAGCTGTTCAGCCTTCGTAGTCTTCGCCATGGTGTGTTCCCTTCCCGGTCTAGCCGTTGATTCCGGTGATCTTCAGCAGCGCGTAAGGGTCAGTGATGACCGGCACCGAAGATTCCAGACCGAATACGAATTCCTGGCGCAGGTCGTTCTGGCGCTCCACGTCCACGTAACGGGCGATTTCGGTGAGGTTCACGCCCATGGTCTTTGGTTCGAAGATGTAGGCGGTATCAGTGTCGACCAGGGTGGAAGTCATCCAGTTCAGGCCCAGAACGCCGTTCAGCGTGGGGTTCAGCCACGGGTTCATCGAATCCTTCTCACGCGGCGCAATGTTCGCGTAGTCATCGAGCAGCAGAATGTTGTTTGCAGTAATGGGGTTCACCAGAATGGTGTTCATGTTGTATTCCCAGTCCTGCTGAATTCCGCGGTTCGCGGCGGCCACAATGGTGGCGCGCAGGTTCTTGCCAGCCGCCCAGCCACCGGTGCCAACAGATGCCATTTCCAGGTCGTACTTCGTGACCGCGGAATTCATGGCAGCCATGGCACGGGAAGCGTTCGCACGCAGCAGGCCCTTCTGCACCTTACGGTTGCCCTGCTCCACGACCCAGCCCTGGTTACGGCGGCGGGCCTTGTCAGTGACGTGGTAGCCCAGGCCCAGCTCTTCGGCCACGGCCATGCCCTTATCCATGTCCGCCACGTCAATGGAAGGAATAGGCGCGCCTTCCTCCACGATTCCGGCGCGGGCTTCCTCCACCTGCTTGGCGGTGACCCCGTATTCAACAGATCCCGAATCGCCGGTGCTGCCCTGGCTGAAGATCAGGTCAGTGAGGAATTCGAGCTTCTCCGGCAGGATCAGCTGTTCGAGGGCCTTCGGCTGCTTCAGCAGCTGGTCGACGGTGACCTTAGTGCGGTCACCAGAATAATTTACAGGCATTTTTGTTTTTCCTTTACAGGCTCAGGGCGATCATGGCCGGGGTGTCGATCTGCGCGGCGCGCATGGCGGTGCCGTAGCTGCGGGCACCTTCGGCGGCCTTCACGGCCTTACCGTCTGCGCCTACGGCGATCAGGTCACCGGCTGCCAGCGCTTCGCCCGCGGTTACCGACAGGTAGGATTCGCGGATGACGGTGACAGTGTGCGGGTTCAGTTCGTCCGCCGAGTCACGATCCCACGCGGCTACACCGGCGGGAACGTCACCAGCGGCCGCGGTGACCACTGGCAGGGTTGCGTCTGCGTCCCACTGATTACCGGTGTCCGGTGCCAGCTTCACGAAGGTGCGGCCGGTGACCTTGCCGGTGAGCACGCGGCCGGTGAAAGACTCGGTGCTGGATAGGTACTTGATAACGGGGTTCTTTTTCTGCGCCATTTTCTGGGCCTTCCTTACTTATTCTGGGCGGCCCAGCGGGCGGCCACGTCGGCATCGGTCAGGGATTCCCCGGCGGGGGTGGCGGTGGTGGTCACGCGCTGCGCTGGCATGGCGGAAAGCATGGCAGCCACACCGGCGCGCATGTCCGGCTTGCCCAGGTTCGCCAGGTACAGCGGCGCTTCGGCGGTGCTGATCTTGCCAGCGTTCACCGCGTCATCCACCAGCTTCTCGTTCGCGCGTTCCTGCTCTTTTTCCTGCAGGCCCTGAAGGGTGCCCTGCATGGACAGAAAAACGTCCTTCGAAACAGTGACAGTTTCAGCGCCAGCTGCAGACAGTGCAGCGGCGGCCGAAGCTGCCCCGTCAGGTTCGCCGCCGTCTTCGGACTGGGCAGCGTCTGCCAGTGCAGATTCCAGGGCGGACAGCACCTCGTCATCGGTAGCTTCGGCGGCCAGGCCCAGCTTTTCCTTGATCTTTTCCAGAATATCCACGGGGGATTCTCCTTCGTTTTCGTGTTCGCCCGTCTGGGCGGTGTTATTACTATCTTCCAGGGCTACCGCGGCCGGTGGTGGGATATGCGCCGTGTCTGCCTGCGAAGCGTACACATCAGCCATTTCTGACAGGCTGGTGATAGCTGGGGCCTTTGTTCCCAGCAGCGCCAGCCCGGTCAGCACGGCGGCATATTTCTTCCCGCTGGGGGTCACATGATCCAGCCCGTATTCGACGCTGCGCTGTTTGTACCCGGTTTTGATTAGCGGGTACAGGGGAACCGGAATATCCACCAGATCCCCGAGCAGTGTGGTCTTGTCTTCAGACACCCGCAGGTTACGAACCCAGCCCATGGCCGGTTCCCCGTCGAACCGGTCATCGAAGTGGCCCGGCTTCATCGGGGCCAGGGCCACCTCTGAATCCTGCCCGGCTTCGGCCATGGCCACCACCATTTCTTCGGTGACTTTCACCCCGCCGTTTTTGTCTTTGTCTTCCTGCGCGGCTTCGGTGAGCGCGTGCCCGCCCCAGGTGCCTACCTTCACCAGTTCCACGCCGGGAATTGTCACCCGCGCGCCCACGGGTGTTTCGGTGTTCGTTTTATCAGCCATGCGACAAGTCTCCTACTTGTTTTGTCACTTGTGTGGGATCAGTTCATCTAATGTTGCGAACGCGTCCGCCTTCCAGTCAGCGGGCGGCGGCGGCAGTTCCCCGTCTTCGTCCATGACGTAAACGAGGGTGCCACGGCAGCGCAGCCCGCCTTCGCACCGCTGGTAACCTCCGAAGGGGTACTGGGCGCGCGCTTCCTCCGCTGTATCGAATTCGCGGCCGTCGATCCGCCCGCACGGCCCGCACGTGTTCCCGTCCATGATTTCCGAAGCGAAGATCAGACTCACCGGGTACGTGGTAGCCGCCCGGTCACGCCCGGCACGGTTCGCCTGAAGGGTCAGCTGCCGCCCCAGGTCTACTGCGCCATCCAGCTTGAATTCGGTCACGGTGGTGGTGAACTGCGAACGGGTGAACGTGGCCACCTCCGCTACCGCCTGCGGGGTGAACACGTCACGGCGCACCAGGGTGACCACGCGTTCCCACGCAGCCAGCGCCACCAGGGCCGCGCCAGCCAGCCACAGCCCCACGGCGGGCGCGTCCTGCAGATCCGCAGCCGGGGCCACCTGCTGCCGCCGCGCTTCGCCCTGCACGTCTTCCACCGCTCCGGCTTCCACGTCCACCGCTATGGCTGCCAGCGCTTCGGTAGCGTCCTGCAGCGGCCGGGCCATGGCTTCCGGCATGACGGACGCAGCCTGATTGAACCGAGCCAGCAGCTTCACCGCGTTCACGGGGCCGGTGCCAGCGAACACTGCCCCGGCCAGCACCGCCGCCAGCGCTTCCTGCAGATCCTGCACCACTTCGGCCACACGTTCCGCTGCAGCGTCCAGGCGGGCCTCGATTTCCCCGAAGCGCACCTTCGCCCGGCGCTCGTCCGCGGACACCAGGCGGGCCGCGTTCTTCGGGGCGGTGCCCGCTTTTTCGTCTGCCAGCATCACCGATGCCACGGCGGCCAGGGCGGTCACGGCATCATCCTGGCGGGTCATGCTCCGGCCTGCCCCAGTAGGCGGGCGGCGCGGGCCAGCAGATCCGCGGACACCGCTTCGTCGGCAGACAGGCCAGCAGCAGGCGGCGCGCCTTCGTCTTCAGCGGGCGGGATATTGTCACCGTCCGGCATGGCCCCGTCCGTAGTGTCAGGCCGCTGCACGGTCACCGGCAGCAGGCCCAGGTGCTGCACAGTAGGCAGGCCTGAATTCTTCAGACTGTCCATCGGGTCATAGCCGGAACGGATTAGCGCCGAAGCGGCGTTCACGCGCTGCAGCAGTTCCTGCGCACTCATAACCTGGTCAGGCTCAGCCGCCGCGGCCGCCACCTCCGGCATGCCCAGCTTCGCGCGCAGGGCCGCTTCGTCTTCGCGCTGCGGCGTGATGAACCCGGCATCAGACAAGATTTTGAGGGTGTCCGCGTCCGCGCCGATAGTGCCCTCGGCCGCCCCATGGGTAAGAACTGGGTAGCGTTCAGACGGGCCGAAGTTCAGGGCTACCAGATCCGCGATGACGTGTTCGGTGAAAGTTTCCGCGAAGCGGTCAGCGAAGGCGTTTAGCGCTGAATCGAACAGGGCCTGAAAGGTGTCACCCAGGGAACGCGCGCCCGCGTCATGGCCCAGATCCATGACCATGGCCAGCAGGGCCTTGCCTATCGACTGTTCGTGCCGCTGGATAGCTGGCAACGGGTCTACCAGGGAACCGGAAACACCGTTCAGTGTGAACTTGCCGCCGCCGTAGGGCCAGGCCGCGCCGACTTCCTCACCGGCGCGCACACCCCGCACCACGTCCATGGCCTGTTCCTGCGTCATCTTCGCAGAATCATATTCGAAGGTGGGGAAGCCCATCCCATTGCGCTCGATGATCTGCGCGTGCAGGCGTTCGAACATGTCCATGAAATACCAGTCACGGTAGGCGCGGCGCAGCACAGATTTGCCGTACCAGTCCCCGCCCTTCCGCCCGTTCGTGTAGACCACCAGCCGCTCGACCGGTATGGACACTTCACGCATGATTCCGTCCGCGCTGGTCACCCGCTGCACAATGTCCACCAGGCCGCCGTCTGCGCCCACACCCACGGCGGAAATAGTGGCTGGGTCACGGTGGCCAAGCTTCCGCATGCGGGTGATCCAGCGCAGGCCCAGGGCCTTCTCCACTGGGGTGACTGGCGCGCCCACACTGTAGACCTGCTCGAACGGTGCGAAGCCGTACGCCAGGCAGGTCAGCGCGTCCGCTAGGTGTTCGTGCAGGTTCACCCCGGCCGTATGGTGCCGCACCCGCCCTTCGCTGCTCTCCGCCAGCCCGAACTGTTCCTGAAGGTAAGCCATGACTTCAGGGCGCACACCTTCGCCGGTGAGCGTCCACGTCATGCCAGTTATGCGCAGGGTAATGGATTCGATGATGCCGCCGATTTTTGAGCTGTTCAGCATGTCCGCGTAGATCGGCAGGCAGTTCGGGAAGTTCAGATCAGTGTTCAGGTCGGTGGGCATGGACTCAAACGAGGCCCGCCCGCTTCCCCAGCGGTTCGCCGCGATCTTCCGGCGGATACCGGAAGCCTGGCCAATTTCAGTAGTGATATTTTCCATGGTTCCATTCTCTAACGTGCGGACGGCCCCTGGTGGGAACCGGCTATAGCTGTTTGGTGCGCACCCCGGCGGTAGTGTTTCGTAGCTTCCGGCCGAACTTGGCCGCGTCTGGGCGGGTCAGTGGCGCGTCGAGCATGCTCATGAGTGCGTAGCGCAGCGCGTCATAGGCGTGGTCTTCGGCCTTCGTGTCTACGTCTTCGGGGTTCTTGTCATCACGGGGCAGGGCGGGCAGCGTGCGAATCAAGTTCCGGCAGGTGCTGTAGATGAACAGGCGCGGCATTTTCTCCCCGTTGCCAATATCAACAGGTGTTAGTAACTGGTCTACCGTGGACGCGCCGCCCAGCCGGTCATTATTCGCCTTCCGCACCGCGCCGCCGAACACCTTCTGGTAATACCAGGCAGTTGACCCTGGCGGGGCGCTGTTTGGGTCATTCGATTTCAGCGGGTTAGCTGCAGCGCGCGCCCACATGGCCGGGTCAAGAACGACCGGTGTCTGCAGGCGGCCCGGCCCGCGCTCTACGTGGGATTCCATGCTGGCCAGCAGGGCGGCCTGCTCAGCGGTGCCCATGTCCTTTTCGTAGGCTTCACGGTAGGCGATAAAGATATTTCCCACCTTCGCCACCCACACGCCAGCGAACGGCGCATGGGTGCCCCAGTCCACGCCCAGGGCGCGGACGGCATGTTCGGGAATGGGGAAGTCTTCGGGGTCAATAACGTGGATACCAGTTTTGAACCCTGGGAATCGCACGCCGTCCAGCACGTTCCAGTCACCGTCGCGCAGGGCCTGTTTTTCGCCTTCCGGCAGCGCGTTTAGAGCGTTCATGTACCCGCGGTCGACGTGCGGGTTATCGGTGGCCTTCGCGTGGATATACAGGCGCACCCCGGGTTCGGGGTCATCTTCGGAAGGGGCCAGCCGGAACGGCACGCCGGGCTTCACTGGATCCACGAAGCGGGCCTTCACCCAGTGGTGACCGCGGCCGCCAGGGTTCCCGGTAGCGATCATGCGCGGCCGCAGGCCCAGGGCTTCCATGGCGCGGCGCACCGGCCCGGCCACGCGCAGGCGGGACTTCAGGTACAGGTACTGGCGTTCAGTGAAGTGTGTGAGTTCTTCGAAGATCACCAGCTGATATTCAGCGCCCTGGTACTTCGGCAGGTCTGTGTCACTTTTGAGGTGCGCCAGGCGCAGCACGCTGCCATTTATGAACCGGAATTCATGTTTGGACTGATTGTAGGTTGCCAGGGCTTCGGGGATCTCTGCCAGCATCGGCGCTTCCACGGCATCCCTGATTTCGGGGAAGCTGTTCCTGAACAGGATAGCGCGCACGCCGGGCACAGACAGGCAGAAAATGACGGCCGCCGCGCGGGCCATGCGGGACTTGCCGCCGCCCGCTGCGCCGCCGTAGAACAGTTCATCGGGCGCGTATTGAAACGCTGCAGCCTGCGGCCCTGGTGACGGCGTGAAGTCATAGCAGATCTGCTGGCGGGTCATTCTTCACCGTCGCGCGGCACGTCCACCACGGCATCAGTCATCGGCACCGGCGCTACTTCGGGGCTGAAGTTCACCAGCACGTCCACCGGGGCGGCTTCGGGCGGCAGCGCGTCCAGGCCGAACAGTTTCGCGCGCCGGTCTTGCACCTTCAGCATGGCGGCGGCGATTGTGGCGCGGGTGCGCATGATCTGGTCTTCGCGTTCGAAGTCTATGGACAGGTAGACCTGGTCGCCGTTGTCGTTTGTGGTCTGCACCAGGGCGGGGGTGGGGCGCATAAAGTCCGCGGTTAGGCGGGTCAGCATCTTGTCTAGCCGGTAGGTTTCCAGGTTGCGCAGTTCGTCCACGCCTTCGGGCGGGTTTTCGCGCAGTGCTTTGGATAGCATTTTCTTCACGTACTCATAACTGTGCGTGGTGCCGAATTCCCGGTTTATCTGGTCTTTCACGTCTTCCACACGCATGCCGGTGGCGCGTAGTTCGATTGCGCGGTTTTGCTTTACGCGCGCCGCGCTCTGCCGTTTGGTGTTCATGGTTCAATTCTACGGTGACTGGGTGACTTATCCCCGCTTTTGCAACTGGGTGAAACTAGTGTATATTTGACACCAGACAGACCACCACGGAAGGAACCCACCATGACTAACTACACCATCACCGAACTGGTAAACGATAGCGAAGCCGCGTTCATCTTCGCAGACGTAGAAGACGGCGTATCACTGGCCGGTGCCATGTCCTACATCACCCTCGGCCGCCGCCGCGAAGCCAACGAACTGCGCCTGGCCATGGGTAACGAAGCCTTCCTGGCCGCCCTGCGCGAAGCCTACCCATCCAGCCAGGCCGAACTGCCGGGCTACACCTGCAAGACCTGCGGCGGCGTGGCCCCCGTGGGCATCGGCTACGTGGATAACACCATGACCACCGCCAGCTACGCCGATAGCCTGCAGGTCACCGTCTGCCCGTGCGGCGCTTCCCAGGCCGCCGAAGCCACCCCTACCGCAGTAGACAAGATCCGCGCCGCCGAAGCCGCCACCACCGCCGCCCAGGGTCACACCTACGTGAACCGCCGCACCGCCGAAGCCTACCTGGCCGCAGCGAAGGCACACCACGAATCCCGCATCGAATCCTTCGAGCGCTGCGACACCGACGGTTTCATATCCCAGTGGGCAGACCAGCAGCTCGAACACTCGATGCACTCACTGGCTGAACTGGCCGCCAACGGCTGGACGTGGGCCACCCCGGCCCTGTTTGACCTGCAGGGCAACCTGGTGCCCGCCACGTACCGGAAGGGCGACTACGGCTGGTACTGGGGAATCCTTGACCCGGCGAACCCGCGCGGCAAGTTCCTGGGATTCTTCACAGAATCCAGCTCACTGAACCCGGCCACCGCCCGCCGCAATAACGCGAAAAAGGGTTACTACGTGGGCACCGTGAACGTGCCGCAGCACGAAGCCCGCCGCACGGCCCGCGCCGAATCGCTGATCGAATACTGGCAGGCGGGCGCGCGTATCGTGGACAACGGCCAGCCCGCATAACCTGCACCACCCACCAGGCCCGCCCTACCCGGGGCGGGCCACCCATCACCAGAAAAAGGACACCCAGCCATGACTACCTACAAACTGCCCGCAGCCCACCGAAACACGAACCCGCTGACCCCGAACGCCGTTATCGTGTCTCACGAATTCCCCGGCTTCGATCTGAAGATTTCCACCACCAGTTCGCGGGTAACGCACCTCTACGAATTCCACCACCAGCCAGGCCACGAAATAATCCTGCGGCAGACCATGGACGGCACCCCGAGCCGCTACATGGTGGATTGTGAACTTGTCACCGAAGCAGAAGCCCGCGCCGCCCTAGACGCATCCCTAGACGCTGCAGCAGCCTGGGCCACGAAGTAACCCACCCACCAGAAAAAGGAACACGAAATGACCACCACCCCAGCACTGCCCACCACCGAGCACCGGGGCACCGGCCGCACCCACAACCGAAACACCACCGTGAACCTGCTCGGCTGCCGCCTGTTCATCAGCACCGGCCGCGGCGTGAACTACTACAGCTACACCTTCGATAACGGAACCGAAATAATCATTCGCACCCCCGAAGACCTGCCAGACCGGCACACCTGCACCGTGAACGCCGTGTTCGTCACCGCCGAGGAAGCTGAACATGCGCTGCAGCAGCAGTTCGCGGAAGCCGCCATGAAATAGCACCAGGCACCACGAAGGCCCGCCCCACACCCGGGGCGGGCCTTCCGTCATACACCGACCATTTTCTCCGCAATAGCCTGCGCCCTATCCATGGCCGCGGTCATCTCCGCTTCGGAAAGATCCACACCAGCACCAGCGGCAACCTTCGCCACCAGGTGATAACCATGCTTCCCCAGCCCGTAGACTTCCGCCGGGGTAGGCTTCCCAGCCAGCACAGCCATAAGGTGCAGCATGGCGATACTGCCAGCCTTTGACACCACCACGTCTTCAGGATCGAACCGCGGGTCGCGGATCACGTCTCGCACCAGCTCAGTCACCTGCATGGCCAGCTTATCGACGCGCACCTGCAGTTCATCCCGCCCCAGGCGCGCCGGGTGGCCCTGCGGCTTCCGCTTCGCCTTACCAGCCATAACGTGCCCCGCACCGTAGGCAGCGCACCGCGGCCGGGGCCTGCGAAAAAGGGTTCACACTGACCGGCCAGGCGTGCCAGCCCAGCTTGCATAAAAACTTGAGTTTCATTCGATCTTCCTTCGAGGTCATAGGCGGCGTTCTAAGCGCCTAAAAAACGTTCCCTGCCCAGCTGGCCGCCCGGGTGCCTGTTCGCGTCCAGGCGGCCAGCCCGCGCCCCGCTCCGCAACGTTCACGCGTGTGGGGTGTTGCGGTT